ATTCAGGATTTTTTGGCTTGGGAAGATGACTTCGTGGGGGGCGAAACCTTCACGACTGCGGGCCAGGGCAGCCCGTGGGCGATTGCGGACACCTCCAGCAGCGGGACGCCGGTTTACGCTGTTGTCACGCCTTCGGCGACTGGCGAGATCCGCTTGGGTTTCGACAACACAAGCGAAATTCAAAACGTTTGCTTGTCATTCGGCGATAAGCTTTGTTTCGACATCGACAACCTTCAATCGATTTCCTACCGCGTCAAGGTTGTGCCGGAAAGCACTAACCTGGACTCGGCAACTTCGGTCGCGTTCGGTTTGGCATCGGCTCGAAATGACGCGATTGACAGTATCGCGAACCACGCCAGCTTTCGGCTAATCGGGTCGAATTCGCTTGTCGTTGAAACCGACGACGGAACGACCGACCTTGACGACAAGGCAACCGGCCAGAGCCTCAGCACGACCTACCGTCGATTCGTGATTGACTTCACCGGCGGAAAGTCAAACGTGAAATTCTACGTCGATGGGATTCGCGTTGCTGCCGGCACGACCTTCGACATGAGCGCCGCGACCGGATCGCTACAGCCCTATGTGCAGATCCAAAAGACTGCCGATACCAACATCGACTTTGTTCACGTCGATTACGTCAGCGTCGAGGCGAAGCGCTGATGCAAAGCGTAGAAATTAACGCCGGTCAATCCGTTGAGGTTGCCGGCGTAAAGATCACCATTGACGGAGTGACGCGACACAGCGAGGGCGACGGGCCGCCGGTCCAGCGAGTTAGCCTAAGTGTTGAGCCGATCGCCGTAGCGGTGACACAAGAGCAGCCGAAAGCACGGGCACGGACAAGTCAACGATGACCTTACGCGATGCAATCGCAAGCGACGCAACCGCGGTTTTTCTGAACAGTGACGATTTCGCCGAATCGGTGACCTATCACCCACATCGATTCTACGGGTCGGAAATCAGATCACCGCGAACGATCAAGGCGGTTATTATTCGCGAACAGGTCGACAACTTCGCAGAAGACGTTGTGACCGTGCTACCGCGATTTGAAGTACACGTTGCGAACGATGCCACCAACGGCATCAGTAGCACGGAGATTGACACGGGCGGCGATCAGTTAGAGTTCCCAGCCCGCGACGGCAAGGCGGCTGAACGCCGAGCCATATTGAAAATCACGACGCAAGATAACGGAATGCTTGTACTTGAATGCAGATAACCGCAGCCCTGCCGGTGCTAACGCGAATAACCGAAGAGCTTTTTGATAGGCTCAATCGGTTAGCGGCTGGGTATAGCGATTTCACTTACGTTTACGAAGTGGTCAGGCCGACTCGATTGGCACAGTACACGCCGAGGCATTTGCAAATCATTGTTGTAAAAGGCGAGCGCGAACGGATGTCGGAGCTTGATTGCCCTGGCAATCCTCCAGCAATCGCATATCGGCAACGGTTTGACATTCGCTGCCATGTGCTACCGAGCGAAAAAGACACAACCCCGATTGATCAATACTGCGAAATTTTTGAATCAGACGTTGTTAAGACCGTTTGCGACGCGAGCCAGTGGCACACGTTCGGAGGTAACGCCATTAACGCAGAGTTCGACGTTGCTGACGCGATCGTATCGGACGGCGGAATCGGTGGCGTTAACTTGCCGTTGCTTGTGACCTACAGGCACGACGAAGGCAATCCGTACAACGTGCGATCGTGATAATTTTTAATATTAAGAGACAGCAGATTGATCGACTTAAAAAAGCGATCGAAGGAATACAGACAAACTTAGACAAAGAGCTTGCGGTTGTAATAAACAAAACAGCAAAGGCAACTCTTGGTCAGATTGCAAAAGATATCGGAACAGAATTAAACACGACACAAAAGGCGATCAAATACGGCGGTAAGGCGTTGCAGGTGCTTGGAAAAGCGACAGTTACAAATCCCGGCGTAATTGTTCGAGTGACCAGAACGGGCCGAATGAGTCTTCGGCATTTTAAGCCAAAGCAAAACGAGCTTGGCGTTAAATACAAAATAAGCAAAACAAAAGGCAACGCATTTATAAGATCTGCATTCATGGGCCCGATACCTGGACTGCTTAACGCACAGTGGAAAGGCAATGTGTTTAAGAGAAAAGGCGAGCCAAGAAAAATGAAAAAAGGCAGATACGCTGGAAAGATTCGAGAACCAATTACAAAGTTAAACGCCGCATCGCCCTGGGGTGTTTACGTTGCCAAAAACTTCCAACCTGAACAGGTGCGACGAATTAACGAGCGACTAGAGAAGGAAATGGAAGAACGAATCCGGTTTCGGGTTGCCACAGCCTTTAACAAAGCCAAGCCAAGAGGAATTTAATCAATGTCGCTACTCAGACGCCGCACAGTATTCGCTGCCAAAGCCGAAGCAACCGTAGGCACTGCCGAAACGCTGACCGCAAGCGAAGGCGTTTTCAACGTTTACGATTTGCTAATTCAGCCCAACATTTCGATGACGCAACGAGAGGGCCAGGGGGCGTTTAACTACCTAGCAGCAATCGCCGCCGGTCGCCAAGGCACGGCCACGTTTTCGACTGACATCTATTGGGGCGGCGACAGCGGATCGCTTCCGCCGTGGGCTACGGTACTTCTTCCGGCTTGCGGTTGGGTCAACACGTCAGGCACGTTCAAGCCGAAGACCGCTAAACCTGGGACCACTAGCAGCGACCCGCGAACAATCACAATCGGCGGCTTTGTTGATGGAAAATATCGAAAGCTATCCGGTTGCATGGGCACGTTTTCGATCGATTTGCCGACAGGCGACCTCGGGCGGATCAACTGGACATTCAGCGGTAAATGGGAAGCGGAGACGGATTCGGCGATCATCGCACCGACTTATCCTACCGACTTGCCTAGCCGATGCGCTGGCGACACGTTCCAGTTCAACAACGCGAACATCTGCGTCGCGTCGGCAACGATTGACGCCGGTAATTCCGTTGTGATGAGGGAATGCACGACGCACGTGAGCGGCTACGCATCGGCGATTGTTACGAACCGCCAGCCGGTTATCACGGCAGACCCCGAGGCCGTTTTGGTGGCGTCGCTCGACCGGTATTTAGCACTAACGGAATCGACCGAATATGAGCTAGAATACAAGCTGCCAACTGCCGGATCAGGAACGATTGTATTCTTGGCACCGAAAGCGCAGATCCAGACGGCCGCTCAAGGTAATCGAAACGACATTGTGACCGACGATATCACTTGGCAGTGCAATAAGAACGGAACCACAAACGATGAGGAATTGACGATTCAATTCGTCGATGCAACGCCATAATGCCAAAGAGTTTGGATCGTGACGACAGGATCGTCTTCGTACTCAAGAGCGACGCCGGCAAGCCGCGAGACATTCAGCCGCGATTGATCGGCAGCGTGCTAACGCTTGGGAAGCAAAAGCAACTTTCCAAGGCGTTAGCTTCGATGAAAACGGCGGACGCGGAGGGCAAGCTAAACGCGGCGATTGATGCGGTAATGGTTTGCTTGAGCGGATGGGAAAACTTCGGCCGCGAGTTTAGCCGTGAAGCACTTGAAGACCTTTTGACGATTAACGAAATCAATGAAATCATCGACGCAATTGTAACGACATTTACGGCAAGCGGTGACGAGCTAAAAAAATCCGCATCGCCGCCTACGTCCGCTGCGGCGAGCTTTGCAAATCATGTCGCGGGCGATGCAACGAGCTTTTCGACGAACAGCAGAGAATTGAAATTGAGTGCCCCGCCTGTATTGGGCATGGTTGTGAATGGTGTCGAGGTGGATACTTTGAACTAAAGGAATGTCCGTCGTCGTTTATTGGCCGCGACATGATCGACCAAATAAACGTCGCGGCGGCTTGTGTTGATGGCGTGCTACCGCAAACCGGCGGGTTACTTGATCAGTCGGCGTGGTGGTTTGAGCTTCGACGAATTCTAAACAACGAAGAAAACGCAATTCAGATCGAGCAAGTAGAGCGAGAGCGAAAGCGATATGCCAGACGTTGAGTTTGCGATTGGCGGTAAAAACGAAACGGCGAAGGCGATCAACTCGACAGTCGCCGGATTGTCGCGTCTCGAAATGTCGTTTGGTTCGATCATCAAAACCGCTGCCGGTTTCACGCTTGTATCGGGAACGATTAACACGGCACTTCGCGGAATTGAAAGGCTAGGCAGTTTAATTTCCGCGGGCGTCTCTGATTACGATAAGGCTACGGAAGCTAATCGAGCACTTCGTAAGGCAATGGAGCTTAACGGCGGAGCGACCGACGAAGCTGTTCAAAAAAACATTGAACTCGCCGATTCCTTAGAGCGCCGCACGAACATCGAAGCGGAAACGATTGCCGAGATGATGAAATCTGCGGCGATGCTTGGCGTTGAGAATGAACAGCTTGACGACGTGGCACAGGCAGCGATCGGGCTATCGGAGGCAATGGGCATCGGACTTGACGATGCTTTAAAAAAAGCACGACTAGCGACCGAAGGCAATTTTGATTCGTTTAACCGCTTAATTCCGTCGCTTAAAGACATGGCGACGAATGAAGAAAAACTAGCCGCAGTAATGCAGTTAGCGAATAACGGGATGGCACAAAAAGAGGCCAGGGCCGATAGTGCTGCCGATGCTTATCAGCGGATGCAGAACAAAGTCGGCAACATGATGGAGGTACTAGGCGAGGCCCTATCGCCATTTAGAAAGCTTGCGTTAGACGGCATCGGGTTTGCTGCCGAAAAGATAACCGAGGTGATGCTTCCGGCTCTTGAATCGATTGGCCCGATGGCTCAGTCAATCGGCGAATGGATCGACTACTTCAAGTCAAAAGTAGTTGCGTCGATCAACGGGGCGATCACGCAAATCACGATGATTGAAGTGGTCGTCGGCAACCTTGGCACCGTCTGGGAGATGGCGGTTGATTCTACGGAATTGCAACTGATCCGACTTGTCGAAGGAACTAAGCACGCTTTTACCGTTGAGATACCAGCCTACGCGGCTTGGTTTGCGGATAATTTTACCAAGCTAATGGCCGACGCTTTTAACGCTGTTGTGACGATCGCCAGCAACCTGGGCGACAAGATCGGCCGCATTATCATGCGGATTTGGGATTTCGTTTCTAGCGGAATGGCTGGCGGGTTTGATCAACTTGCCGCGGACATTGGGCAAGTCGCGTCGGGAAGTCTGCTAGAGGGCTTCACGGCGACCGCGGAAGCATTGCCGGAAATTGCAGCAAGGGCAATAACCGATCGCGAGCAGGAGTTACAGGCGAGAATCGGAAAGCTTGGGACTAACCTTGCCGAAGAGTTTAACACGAAGCTTGCCGGTCGATTGATTGGACTTGATGAAGCGGCCAGCGGATCAGCCGAACAGATCGCGTTGAGGATGACAGGCCAAGACGGGCCATCGGCAGGATCGGGAGAGCAAGGCAAATCATCGAACCAGCTTGCGGCGGCTAGTGCGTTGCAGGCACAAACCGGCCGATTGTTGACGATGGGGCCAGCAAGCGAAACCAACGAAATACTGAGGCAAATCGCAAGCAATACGCAGGACGCGGCAAATAGTGCGTCTGCCCAAAAGATGGCCGAAGAGTCAAGGGCAAGAGAAGAGGCGGCAAGCCGGGCGCAGATCGCAGCGGCATTGGCAAAGGCACCACAACTGGCGGCACCGATTCAATGAGTGTTGTAGACGCCACCGAAGTTTGGTCGCGACATGGTGCGACAATCACAAGCGAAAAGGCCAGCCCGGCCGACGCGGTGATTGCGTATACTCAGGGTTACTTTGTTGTAGTCGATGACGTTGCGAATGATGATGCTGATGTTGTTAAGTCGTCTGCGCTAGTGCCGCAAATTGGCGACTACTACAAAGGCAA